AGATACTTCGCCAGCCAGGACTTTCCCTTCCCCCCGGCTTGGTCAACTATGACCATGATTTCCCTGTCGGTCTGTGCGCCCAGAATCCCGACTGCTTCCGCTTGCCATGGCAACAAGTCCAGATTCTTGAACCTCTTCAACGGTTCCGGCCAACTGCATATGTACTGGCCCGTTTTCATCGCATAGTCGAAGGTGTGGACATGCGACGGGGTCGCATGGCCCACTGGCCCGAACCAATCATGCATGCACTTTTCGGATACTCCCTTCTTGAAATGGACTACCACTTGGAAATGCTCATACCCGTCCAGTCCGGTTTCCTCTCCTATGGCCCAGTCTCTGGCCCCGTGTTCGTTGAACCACTGCCCCAGTTTTTCGGCCGGGTCTGTGTATTTGGCTCTGCTTATGGTGATTTGCCACCATGCCGGCTCAGTCACAGCACCCACCTTCCAGTCGTCCACCTGTGGCCACAGATACGGCATACATGAACCTCGATGCGGTACGTATCAAGGTTGTTTCCGTTGCGTTCTACCTCTTCCTCACGGGCGTATACAGGCCCCTCGTAGTCGTTGCAGTTGTGCTTCATTTCAACCACATGACGATGATAGACAACACGTTTAATAACCTGATTCTGATACTCAGTTTCATGTGTCTACCAATAAATGAGTAGATACAAAAAAGTTGGTGAAACAATGAGAAGATACTACAGACCCCGTGGCCGTGTTGTGAAAGTCGTATATGTCCGTGCCAGACCCAGATACAGGCGTAGAAGGTGACCACATGGCTTCCGTAACCGTCCGTCTTTCCGAAACCTATGACCTTTCCACCAAAAGGGACAGCGTAGGTATTATCGGAATTCACACCCCTTCCAGTACCCTGATAAACGCCATGTATCCCGGCCTTATGCAGAATTTCAGGAAGATTTCAATCGACACATGCGAAGTCGTCCTTGCCTGTGCCAGTCAGTTGCCTGCGGATCCGCTTCAGATTTCCACCGAGGCTGGCAAAATCGCCCCTCAGGACATGTTCAACCCTCTTCTGTATCGTGCCGTCTCCAATGATTCCTTCGGTACCATCAGGAATAGGATGATTACCATCGGTCAGGCTGGTACAACTTTCCCCAGCACTTCCATTGATGGCAACAACACCCTGTTCACACAGAACGCTACACAAGCCGAGCGCACATATTACGCCATGCTCGCCATGTCCGGCTGGAAAAAAGCCATGCCTCAGCAGGGTATCAGAATGTCCGGTCTCTACCCCATCGTGTACGAAGTCGTCAATACCTTCGGCGGTGTCGCCAAATACTCTGAGACTGTCGGCGAACAGAACGTCAAGTCCTACAACTGGTCTGATGAGGGCCTCAACGTAGAAAATCAGGTATCTACCGGAAACCTCGGCCCCTCTTCTGGAATGGTTGTCGCCAGGAACCCCAGGGCCCCCGCCACCATGCGTGGTGCTTCCAAGCGTATGCCTGCCCTACCGATTCACAATGATGTCGGAGATACCGGTATCGACATCCCCGTGACCTATGTCGGGATGATACTTACCCCTCCCGCGAAACTGAATATCACATACTTCCGTCTTCGTGTAAGTTGGCTCGTGACCTTCCATGACGTCATACCCATACAGGAATATTCCGGGTATACCCAGTATTCTGGTCTCGGCGGTATTGTCTACGGTTCTGACTACGTCTTCCAGTCCAAGGATGCGGATAGCAAGCAGAACATGGTTGACGGTTTCGACACAGATATAACACAGGTGATGTGATGCTCTATTATGACCCTGAGAACCTTAACAACCCGTTCGGTTCCAAGGGTTGGTACGTTCCTTCTGACCTCTGGAACAAATACAGGCACCGCACCACCTTGACCGCCGAACAGCGGTACAATCTTTCCTCAGCCCCCGGCCTCGGATGGATTCTCCGTGCTCAGGACAACCAGAAGTACATCAATGACTACATGCGGTCTCGCAACCTCATATGGGACGATATGAAATATCCATCCATCGCCCCCGGCTCCGGTTCCGCATTTCAGCCCATCAATCAGGTGCTGACCCTCTCCGCAACAGCCCGGTTCCTCTACCGGTGAAAACCATTTGTCCCAAATGACCCCCCGTGGGGGGTTCCGGGGGGGACATACCCCGGTCTGGGGTTCCTAGGGAGCGAAGCGACCCAGGGGCCCCAGTGTAAAGGTGAACACGTTATTTTTTTCCCGTGTTTCCCGTAGTTTCAAGAAATAGATATTGAAGGACTGAGCAGTGTTACAGGCCTTGGCCGTACTCAGTCCTTCGGAACATCCTCGTAGGGTACCCGAACCAATCTTGGTTCCCCCAAGTACTGGTCTCCGTACTTGTCCTGTACCAACTTGTAGATTACCCATCTGTCGTGCGACAGTGCGTCCACTGGTGGCCAGTCGTTCGTAGTAATGAGAATCTTCGGCGGTTCTATCCACTTCTTCCTCGGATGGTACCTCTTCTCGAAGAGTAGGCCGTTCTTGATGACTTCCACCCCGGCCCACATCGTCTTGCGTCTCTTGGTGCTTTCTGACCTCGGCATGTCGAACATGTACCCCTGTGCCGGAAATTCGAAGCAATACCCGGTGTAGTCGTTGAATTCCTCGGAGACTACAGGGCACACATCCAATATCCCGTTGGATTCCAGATACTTCGCCAGCCAGGACTTTCCCTTCCCCCCGGCTTGGTCAACTATGACCATGATTTCCCTGTCGGTCTGTGCGCCCAGAATCCCGACTGCTTCCGCTTGCCATGGCAACAAGTCCA